GATACGCAAAGAATGGTGACTTCAATATACTTTATCCTACCAGGAGGAAGATGGCTAATATATTGAAGAGTATAATAATGGAGAAAGGACTCGTTCAAGAGGGTACATTATATGACTCTGTTAGAATCAACGCTAAGATATCAGGTGCATGGGGTAGATTAGAGATACAGATAATAGCAATGTATTATTTTATATTCTTAAATAATGGCGCATTCTTATGGAATGGTGGAGTAATACCTCCATATGATATAGTACAAGAGTTTACAGATAGGATGAGTTCATCAGGATTGACAGCAGATATATATCAACAATACACTAATTGGTTAACTAAGAGCTACCCTTTACTTGAGGTAGTGCCTATCCTTGAGAATCAGCAAAAGCTAGTATATACATTCATGCCGGTAGATCCTCCTCCAGGATTCACTCAAGGCACGCCATTAGATGTCTAATTCTTTTTTCATACCCAACATATTAAAGACATATACAAGGGGTAACTGACCTATCTTATCACTCTTAGTAATATCACCTTTTGATAGACTATATATCATTAGCTCCCATGACCATTTAGCACTCTGCTCTTCTTTCTCAATCTCTTTTATCTCTTCAGGATCTAACTCTGATCTCTCTTCATTGGTTAGTGGTTCATCAGCTTCACCCATAAATAGATTCTCATAGGTCTTAATAAAATTATCCCTAAACTTCATAAAGGCAGGGATGATACCATATACTTCAGTGATGGGTATATCTAAGAATATATCAGATCTCTTTATACAATCAAAAATATAAGGTTCTAGGACCTCATCCCCCCATTCATTAATCTTAGTATGCCTATATAATATGGCACATACCTTATCTAAATTAGATATGTAGTCCTGTCCAAAATAATAATCCAAATCAATATACTCATACAAAGTTAGCTTATTGAATGGCTTGAATTTTAAACCTAAAATTTCAGTTTTATATTGACTAGATGGTGCAGATGCACACCATTGATTACTTCTAATTAATGAAGTCAACTCATCTACATCCATATCTTCCACTACTTCAACAGGTTCATTAGACAATATAGATATAGCCTCACTATTATAATGGTAAGATCCTAGTGACTTATCAATACTATTGAAGTCAATGAACTGATCTAGTGTTACATCACTCCACTGCTTCGGTAACTGTATCATTCTTTAATTGTTGTCCTATTTTTTGAGCAATAAACATAATATAAGGAATGGCTATATTTGCTTGGAGCTTCCGTATTAATTTAGCTTTTTGCTTAATGTGAGCATCAGTATAATGCTCAGTAGGTGTAAGATCATCACGCTTAAACATTATGGCTAGCATCTCAGATATATACCCTTTAGGTTTGGATATTGCTACCTTTTCAATCATCTTAGTATCACGTACTGTCAACCTCATCTCTGCTGTGTATGTATATCCATCAATCTCTAATGTATCTACCACAGGATAGTCACGCTGTTCCATTGTGTTGAAGTTCTTAACAATAGTAACAAAATCAGCAACATCATAATCCCAGAACTCAGACTCTGGAATACCTAGATATGTGAACACCTTTAAGTGTTTATCAATAGGATCAAGGTTAGGATCATTATTAATTTCAGTGATAGCTTCAAACTGTTCTATAGTTAGCTCATCAATTTGGTTAGGGATCTCCCTATTTAATATAGTTATCATATTTTCTTTTTTGAACAAATATAAGAAATAAATAATATAGATGTATGGCTAAAGATAAACTACCGGTTTATAAGATAACTATTGATCCTGAGTACTCTGAGAATGGGGAGGAGTTAGGTATTGAGCAAATTGCTTTTACAGCTAATCCTGCTATTAAAGTAAAGGGTATGGCATTCAATACTCAGATCAAGCCAATGATCTTTAATGATGATATTAAATACCGTATTACTGCACCTGCATTGATACCTATGGAGATTTATAGATTTGATGAAGATACTGATCAAGAGTACTTTGTAAAGTTTACAGTTGAAGAAATTGAAAAGATACATGCTAAGTTCATGCGTGATATGTTGAATAGAGATTTGTTCAATCTAGAGCATGATACGGATAAGACTGTACCTGCATATGTCCTTGAGGCATGGATAGTAGATACTCCCAAAGAAGATAAGGCTTATTCATCATTTGGAATAGAAGTACCGGAGGGTACTCTGATGGTGACTGCTCAGGTAACTGATAAAGAATACTATGCTGAGCTTGTTGCTCAGGATCAAATAGGATTCAGTATTGAGGGATATCTAGGCATGAAATTAAAGGAGCAACTAAATAATATAACAATGAATAAATTACCAGATGGAGAGCATCTAATTGAGGGTAAGGTCTATGTCGTAAAAGATGGAGAGATTACAGATATTAGAGATGCTGAAGTAGTGGAAGCCTCTGAAGAGGTGGCACTAGAAGATACTGTAGTTGAAGAGACAACAGTTGAAGAGGAAGTTATGGCTGTAGATCCTGTGCTTGATGCAGAGGCTATAATTGCTATTGTAAAACCTGCTATAGATGAGCAAGTGAATGCATTAGTAGCTATGATTGCTGAATTAAAGAACCAATTAGAAGAGGTACTTAGTACTGAAGTAGAAGAGGAAGTAGTAGATGAGGCTGTGGCTATGAGCGCACAGCAGAGATATTCAAGTGTAAACAAATTCATTAATAACTAATAAAATGAGAAAACTAAAATTCGACTTACAAGTTGATCCATCAGCTTTATTGGCTGCAAACCCTGAAGCATTCTATTCTAAGGCTTATTTGTCTGAAGATACTGCTGATAACTATCGTGCTTTGCCAGGTGTGAAGTACAAAACAAAATTAGCTTCTGTTACTTTTGGACAAATTTTACAAGCTAGCTCTTGTGCATTCTCTGCTCCATCTGATGATTTGGATGCTAAAGAGATTGATGTATGTGCATTATCAGCTATGGCTCAGATCTGTCAATTTGAGTTAGAGCAATCATTCTTATCTTTGCAAATGACCAAAGGATCAAATGGAGACTTCTCTGTTGCTTCTTTTATGTCTTTCTACTGGGGTGAGATGGCTAATAAGATCAATGGAGATCTTGAGTCAATCCGATGGAAAGGTGATACAGGTTCAGCTAACCCTACCCTTGCATTATGTGATGGTTATGAGAAATTATTAGCAGCAGATCCTTCTGTTATCTCAGGTGGTACAGGTGCTATTGCCAACTTCGCAGCTTTAGAATCTGCTTTATCTGCTGCTTTTGCCTTATTGCCAGCATCTATCGCTACACGTACAGCTGATTTAAGATTGTACTTACCAACACAATTAGTGAACATCTACAGATTAGGTGTAGCTTCTGGTAATACTAACGCTTACATCACTCAAGATTTGTCTTTGACATTCTTAGGTGTTAAGATTGTTGTATGTCCAGGGATGTCTAATAACACTTTTGTTTGGACATTGAAAGATAATATGATATATGCATTCGATGCTGAGGGAGATAGCTCTGATTTACGTGCTGTTAACTTAGCTGATACAGTGGCTGAGCCTTACATTAGAACACGTGCTAACATGAAAGTAGGATTCAACTTTGTGAATCCTGGTGATATTGTTTTTTATTCTTAATAATTAATCATGAACCCTCTACCAAGGGGGTTCTATAATACTAATATATCATGGCTTGTCAAGCATTAGAAGCAATATTAAAAACATGCGACAATAACAGTGGTGGTATCTATGGTATCTGGATAAACCAACAAGATGAGATAGCCTCTATCACTCCAACTGATCCATCAGCTGGAGCAGGATGGGAGATAACTAATATCACTCTTGCAGGTGCAGTACTATTTGAAAACTTCTACATTCGCAGAAACACATCCAACTTTACTGAAGAGTCAAGCATTGACCTAGTTAATGGTAGCTCTTTTGTAACTCAAACAATTAACTTAATGTTCCACAGGAGAGAGGCTGATAAGTCTAGAGCCATTAAGATATTAGGTTCAGGACAACAATACCTAACTGCTGTAGTATTAGATGCTAATGGTAAGTATTGGTACTTCCCATACTTACAGGTATCAGCTACAGGTGAGGGTTCAGGCACTACCAGAGCAGATGGTTCTAAATATTCCGTTACGCTGGTGGCTGAAAATGAGTTCCTATCTTATGAGGTAGATATGCTTGAGGCAGCATTAGCAGCTATAGGAATATCCTAGTTCTCTAAATAATAAAAGAAGCCCTGCAGAAATGTGGGGTTTTTTTTTGAACATTTAAAAACATTAAAATAATATTGATGTGATATATATAGATCAGGCATCTAGTAATAATATTGTGCTTACATTAAGTGAAGTAACTACAGTGAGTACTCCTCATTATTTATTTGTTTTTACAAATGAAATGAACACTACTAGTACAGCTCAATTATTCACAGCACCAGATACATCATCTTACCCTGAGAGATACAACCTATTTAGTCTAACTGAACCTGGAGATATTGTGTTAATCAAAGGGCAATATAAA